TTAGGTTGGCTCTTTCTGCGTACTCGGACGATTTGATTCTCAGAAGCTCCTACATTTAACCGCACCTTTGTATCGCCATTACTTTCAACGATGATTGAGTAAGCAGATGCAAGCTGAACAACACCGTTAATCTCGACTGTTACGTGTTCGTCTTCTAAGTAATCAAAAGTAAAAGCAAAGTCCGTCTGTCCGGCTGTCGCTGTATAATCTTGGAAAGTGTTAGCCATGATGTTAAGTGTATATTATTAATTATTGAGTGAGAAGAGCAAGTCCTTAGTCTAGTAGTGGAAGTAATTCATCAGCTACTACTTTTCTTGGAGCGGTCTCTCCTTCTAGTAATGTTTTTCTTTGTAACTCTTGTACTAATTTATATTGTTCTTTTAATTCTGGAGTTTCTTGTATCAACTTACCTAATGCTGCTTTTCTTAATTTTGATAACATACTTTCTATAGTTAGCCTTCTAGCATTAGTTATAGGAGAGCCTTTAGGTACTTCTCCGATTTTTTGAAAAGTAGGATTATTGTAAGCTTTAATTATAAACTTAGCCGGATTCATTTCCGAGTATAGCTGCTGCCATCGATCATAAAGAGTTTGATTTAATCCAAATCCGTAATCTTCTTTTACTTTAAATTTCCTCAAGTCTAAACCGGGGACTCCGTCAGTAGGTCTAGTGAATTTAAACCTTCCACCCACTTCAGCTAAAATACCCAAAGCTTCATCATTTTTAGTAAATATCATCTCTCCAACTTTATCAGCTCGCCCATCTTTCACATCCTCCTTATCGGCTTTCTTGGTTTTTAAACTTTCTATACGAAGAGGGCTTAAGTAATTCAAAGACTCACGAATAGAATTGAATTGGGAAGCTATTTTAGGCTGTCCTAATTCATCTCTTTTCGGGTCGAGTTCTCTTCTTGCTTTAGCGAAAGCTAATTTAAATTGATCCATAGGTTCGTTAATTTGCCTGAGATATGGATCATTTAACTGTGCTGCGGCTTTCATTATCGAAGGAGTAACCATTCTGTTAATAGCATTAAAAAGAGCATTAACACCGCTTTTACCCCCCTCTTCCCACTTACCTCTAAACAGCCCGTCATTCAATTCGCTAATGTTTGCTAAATAAGTTTTATCAGCAATCAACGTTGTTAAAGCTAGTTGTGCTGAACTAATTATTCTTCCTTTCCAATCATCTGGCATTGAGTTATCCTCCCAAGCCCTTAAAGCAGTAGCGGCAATACCGTATACATCAGCAATAGCCCCTAACCTGTTTAAAGGTATATAGGTGTCTCCCAACTGATCTCCGCCAGAATTTCCTGTATCCCACTGCCTTTTTAATGCAGAAGCGTTTAAAGCGAAAGGTTCCCACCCAGTGCTCATTTTAGTTTCACGCTCTTTATAATCTTGGGGTCCAGCTCCTGTAAATATTTGTTGATCCGCTAAGTATAAAGCAGAAGCCCACAAACCAGCTCCTACTATTTGCCTACCTCTAGCTTGTGCTCTAATAGATGGATTGTCGCTTTTCAACTCTTCTAATGTACGCCTGAAGGTTACCTTACTCATTCCCGGTATCATTAAGCCCCCACTAAGTGTACCTCCTAGCTCCATAAACATATTAGTTGGGGTTCTTAAAAATAATTGAACCAATTCCACTACTGAATTTTCTTGTCTTATTTCACCCAGTTTAGCAGCACCACCTTCAAGCCATCCGTATTCTGAACTTAATTCTCTTTGGAATGTTATTTTATCGCCAAAGTCTTTCATGTATTCGATTTCACTAGACAATTTATTTGTCCAATTATCGGACACATAATTTGTAATAAAATCTTTAGCTTCTGTTGGCTCTAATTTTTGTTCATTAGCTTTAGCTATCGCTTCTAATTCAACATCGTTTTTAGTTTTAAATCTTTTACCATCTACGAAATAACGAGACAACCTAGATTCCATGTAGTCCGTAAGTTGACCTACAGGAGCTTCGCCTCTTTTTACTAGTTGCTTGTATTCCTCAGCTAATAAAGCACGAGCTTGAGCCTTACCGAATAAATGTCTATAGAACTCATCTTGAAACACCAAACCCTTTGGACCGAAATTTAACAACTCTCCTACGTTTTCTACGGTTTCTCCCATAGGTCCCGATAACCCAGTAGCTTCCATCGATAAAGCTTTCTCACCTATCTTTTCGTAGTGGTTGTTTAAAGACATTGAACCTTGAGAATTTGTTGCCGCTAACCTTGCAGCTTGTAATGCGTCGTCCATACCGTACATCAAATACTTAGTAGTCCTTAACGCCATTCTCGTTTGCTCTAAATTACCTGTAGCTAATCCTCCTACGCCTTGGTTAAATAAAGAGTATAAACTCATCATAGCATTACCGGAAGCAGCGGCTGTTTGTGTTGGTGGAGCACTTAATACGGCATCATATATTAATTCTTTAGCAACCCTACCGAACCTTTCTCCTCTTGAACGTTTACTTATCTCTAGTAATTTACCTAACTTATGAGGGTCTCTTACTGCTTTTAATTCACTTAGGTACGCTTTTACATTTTTAAGTCCGCCCAACTTTTCTAACTGTTCTTTTAGTTGTGTGGGGTTTAATTGATCTGGATACTTTACTAATTCCTCTACTAATTGTTTTTCTGCCTTAGTAGCTTTACGCTCCAATGTGTTTATGTTGGCTGCTATTTGATCTTTAGATATTTTTCGGCTTTGTAACAACTTACCTGATGAGCTTGAAATGGTAGCTTGAGCTTCAACAAAAACTTGCAACCTATCTAGGTCTGCCATCAATTTAGTAGCAACAGCTGGGTCATTTAAGTCTGTTATAGCGTCTACTTTTTTATACCAATCCTGAAAAGCAGTAAAAGCCATACTATCAGCTAACGCTGTTTTAAATATAATATCTTCTGATTCTTTAGCTATTTGCTGTGCGAACTTTGCTTCATCTAATTCTGGATCAAGTTTCTTTCGTAACGCTACTACTTGTTTAATTAAAGATTCTTTATCTGTTTTTATCCTACTGCTTTTTATCTTATCTCCTAACTGTTCTAGTATAGCAGCCATTGATCTTTGTACCCCTTCATCCGTGGTAAAAGCAGCTAGATTTAAAGGTAGTATTTCGCTCTTACCTTCTAAGAAGTTAGACAAGTCTTCATCGCTCATCCCCATTCTTTCCAAAGCTTCTAGCTTCTGTTCAGGTGTGAGCTTAGTCGGTTGAGTGGGTTGCGGTGCTATTTCTGGTTCAACGCCTTTTTCTGCGGTCGGTGCCTCCATTGGAGCTTTTAACTGCTTTTTCTGCTCCGCCATTGTTTTCATAGCTTTCTGAGCAGTCTCTATTTTAGATATTAAAACTTCTTGAGCATCAGCACCTCTACCAAATTTATCTTCTAACTCTTTTGCAACTTCTTTTTGTATACCTCTTTTCTGAATCGTTTCCCCAAGTAATGCTAATTTAAAAGTATTCTCAGCATCTTCGGTCGCTCCGGTTAATTTATTAAATTCGATAGCAACAAACCACGGCTCTTCTGTATCTATTTGTCTTCTAAATATTTCAAGCTCAATAGCTGTTACTTTATCTTGTGCTTCCCCTAATCTCCTAGCTAAATCTTTAGGTGCGGTAAACCAAGCACCCTTAGTAGGATAACCAAAAAACTCATCCTCTAATGGTTCTGCGTCTTTTAAAGCTTGTTTCTGTGCTAACTCTAATGCTTCATCATCTAACGCAGCTAACTCAGGTTCTATTACTGGAGTCCTTCTGATACCAAGAGGTACTTCCATAGGGTCCCACGCTTCAGGCTCTACAGTTTTTGGTTGTTCCTTCGGTGTTACTTCAATTTCTTCTTTCGGTCTAAGTACTGTACCTTCACCAACTTCGGGTTCTTTTAGTTTATTGATTCGATCTAAGACAAACTGTCTTCCTTCTTGTTCTTCTTTCTCGGCTTGTTCTCTTAATTTATCTATGTATTCTTTGTCGCCTAGTCGTATAGTTTCTATAGCCTCTTTTATTTCATCTCTTTCCTTTAATAACAAATCTTTATATTCACCTGTTACTTCAGGGTTTTTAAGCATATTATCTATAGCTAGTATTCTTTTAGCTGCATTAGCTTCTGCTCTTGATTTTATTTTGTCCACAGTCGCTTCGGAAGCCCCTAATTTATTGAAGTTAGTACCAGAAGTTAAGTAACCAACAGCACCTCCAAATAACCCGCCAGCTGCTCCAGAGAAACCTAACTGTTGAACGTCTATTCCGTCTTTTCTTTTACCAGTTCCTATCTCTAAACCCTGTCTTAATAAGTCTTCGGTAGTTCCCATAACAGCACCTTCTCCGGCAGCTACTCCTACTTTACCTATTCTTGATAATTGAGATACTTTTTTGTAAGTAGCTAAAGGACCTACTGTACTGATAGCAGTTGTTGCTAAACCTTCTTCTGGAGACCACTCAGCGTCTGGGTCTCTATGGCTTTGTGCCCAATAATTTAAACCTAAGTTGCCTAAACCATTCGCTGCGATATAAACACCCCACCCAAAAGGACCGCCGCCCAATAAAGGAGTCGTAGCTGCTGATAATGCGATACTTCCTCCAACTTCTCCGGCTATTGATTCTGCTAATCGTTGATACTTATCATCATCTTCATCTTCTAGTTGTATAACACCAGCCGTTGATAACTCACTAGGAGCACGTGTTGATGTGGAATCTGCTAGTGATATATCTTTAAGTTTAGATTCCTTAAAAGCTTTTTGTTCTTCGATTAGTTCTGAAAGTGTTTTAGCCATTACTTTATTTTATTTTTATAATCTTCAAGGAATTTTAATTGAGCATTTATATCATCTGGGAACTCTAAACCTACCAATAACTTATCAATATTTTCCGGAACTAAGTTTTGATTCTGTGTCTTTACAGCTTTTATAGCATTATTTAAATCTTTTATACTTAATTGGTCTTCTGCGTGTAATATATACTTAGCGGTCCGTAGCTCTCTTAATAACACAGGTCTAAACTCTTCGTTATGTTGCTCGTATAAGTCAGCTGATTGATCGGTTAATAGTTCATCTAATTTCTGCGGCGTTATATTAGGATTGGATTTTACTATATCATCTCTAACACGCTTTAGCTTAGAACGCCAAGCTAGTAAACTCCTTGTTTTTAATACTTCAAGGGTATTTGGATGTGCGTCCAATTTAGTTAAATCCTTTATTATATTAGTAGACGGAGTTGTTCCCGGCATAAAACCGCCAAGTTCTGATCTAACATTAGTATCTACGAATTGACTTTCAATAACTTCAGTCCATCTTTTGACAGCACTAACGCCTTCCATTACTTCCTTATTAAACCTATCACTGTCTCCGTTTAGTTTTTGGAGAGTCTTAAAGTCATCATAAGATAAATCTCCATTCCTTAAAGCATCTTGTGCATCTTCTAAAATATCTAAACCTTTATCTAAATCAGATTGTAAAACTGTCCAAGTTTCTGGATTAGTTTCGAGTTTTGATTCTGAGTTAAAAAAATCTTCATCAGCTAAATCACGCATATCAATAATAGTCTGCTCTATATCATCTTTACTAACGCTAGATGCATTACCTTCGGTTCGCAGTCTATCTATCCATTTACTGAAAAAAGAATCACTGAAATCCCCATCGTTTAACTTTTCCTTTACTTCAGCTATGTATGGTTCAATTACTTTAGCTTTATTGTTATTGTACAACGCTGTTGCTTTGTTTTGATAATAAGTACCTTTTCCTTCTATATCTGTTCTTAGTTGGTCGATGTCATTCTTTAATTCTGCATTAATAAATTTAGCACCTGTTCTAGGGTTTATCACCCAATTCTCTATTTCATCTAACTTCTCTAAAGCAATAGCGGAACCGCCTGCCTCAACAACATCCATAAGTGCTGGTTTAAATAAATTATCTAAAGCGTATTTATTAGAACCTTTAAATATACCCGCTGGGTCGTTTATCCATCTCGTTAGTTCTTCACTGTCTAAGCTTAGGTCTCCTTTTATAAATTGATCTACAGGCTCTTCAGCTAACTCTAACCAAAAACCCTTTCCTTCTTCCACCTCAAAAGCCGCTAGTCTTTTCTCAACTGTGTTTATAAATTCATTTTCTACTTCTTCAAAGAACTTAATAGCGTGGTCACGAACGATCGGTGATTGAAATTCTTCTCTATTGAAAAACTCTTCTCTCTGCTTCAGTGCTTCGACTACCGGGTCTTTTGTAGTTAAGAGAACCTCAGGGTTGTTTAATATGTTTCTGTAATCTCTTTTAGCTAATACTTCTGCTTTCGCTTTTAAAGCTCCAACAATTCTAGCTGAGTTTGCTTCATCTGGAATTTCTCCCCGTTCTACAGCTGCTCTTATTTTTTGCTGAGTTCTCTCTAATTCTACAGCCATCGTAGCTGGATCAGTTTTAAACGCTCTATAACCCTCTTCTTGTAAAGCCTCTTCTAACTTCTGTTTCCTCTGTTGTTCTAATTTTCTTATATTACCAAACTCAGATAGTATAGGGTTTACTTGTGATAACGCATCAGCCAAGTCCATCAACTTATTCCGACCTGCTCGTTGAACTTGCACGGCGTACTGACCGCCCCGTTGAATAGTCGGCTGAATGCCGGGAACTGCGTCTCCCAACCCTTGTACTTGTACTCGTTCTTTAGCCATAATTATC